CTAAGAGCCGTATCATGTTCCGGGGTATCAAGACTTCTTCCGGGAACCAGACAGCAAAACTGAAATCCATTCAAGGCATTACGACTTTCGTCTGCGATGAAGCGGAAGAGTGGACAAGCGAAGATGAGTTCGACAAGATAATGCTCTCCATTCGCAAGAAGGGTATTCAGAACCGGATTATTATCATAATGAACCCATGCGATTCCAATCACTTCATCTACAAGAAATACATTGAGAAAACTCACAAGCTGGTGGAGATTGACGGTGTACAAGTTCAGATTTCCACTCATCCGAATGTGCTCCACATTCATACGACTTACTTTGATAATTTGGAGAATCTTTCACCGGAGTTTCTAAAAGAGGTAGAGGATATGAAGGTGAGTAATCCTGAAAAGTATGGTCATGTGGTTATCGGCCGGTGGGCTGATGTTGCAGAAGGTGCTGTGTTCAAGAAGTGGGGAATTGTGAAAGAGTTCCCGCAGGAATGCAAAAAGGTAGGAATAGGGCAGGACTTCGGCTTTACTAATGATCCTTCCGCTGCTGTAAGATGTGGCATTATTGATAACCGTTTGTATGTTGATGAACTTTTCTATGAAACGGATATGCTTTCGTCGGCTATTGCCAATAGGTTAAAGCCTTTCTCTATGAAAGTTTTTGCCGATTCGCAAGACCCTCGATTGATTCAAGAGATAAAGAACAGAGGCGTGAATATCTATCCGGTAGATAAGTTTCCCGGCTCCATCAAAGCGGGTATTGATAAGATTAAAGACATGGAGTTCTTTGTAACAGAACGCTCTTACAATATTATTACTGAACTTCGGAAATATGTTTGGGATAAAGATAAGGATGGAAACTACATCAATGAGCCAGTAGATGAATATAATCATTTGATGGATGCCATTAGATATTATGTATTGGGTTGTTTGCTTGGACGCATTTTGAAGCCGAAAGATTTAACAGGAATATTCACACATTAAAAATATAAACTATGCCATTGAATTTAGAAGAAATATTAGCATTGCCCGATATCGGGCAGAAGATAAACTACCTGAAGAAAGGTAGGAAGACTGAACTTCCCGACTGTTGTAAACTTTGGGACGATTGGAATCCGGAACGCCATGAAATTATGGTTGACAAAAAGAAGTATCCGGACAGAAAGGTTCTTGAAAAAGAAGCAGAGAAACACTTCGATGAAAAAACTGGTAAGACTTATGAAATCGAAGCAAAGTATAAGACTGAACCGGTGAACCGTATCTCCATTCCATTGGAACAGGATATAGTGAACATTCAAACAGCTTTCACAGTCGGTACAGAACCGTCTATGGATTGCACTCCGACTGATGATGATGAAAAGAAGCTGCTGGATGCGGTAAAGGCTGTATTTAAATCCAACAAAATCAAATACCAAAACAAGAAGATTGTCCGTGCCTGGCTCTCCGAACAAGAAGCGGCAGAATATTGGTATGTTACCGATGATGATTCGTTTTGGGCAAAGTT